AGTTGCCTGTGCTGTAGAGGCTTCTGTTTTTGCTGCAACGGCTTCAGATATTGCTGTCTGAGCTTCTGTTATTTGTGTTGTTATATTATTTATAGCAGTGGTTGCAGTAGTTACTGTAGCCTTTGCATCTTGAACTACCTGAGAACTTTGATCTATTGGGGTAACAGATAAATCAACACTACTAATAGTATTAATAGCAGTTTGAACGTTTGTGATTTCTGAATTAGCCACAGATATCTTTGATGCCACCTCTGCTGTGACACCTTGGGCTTGGGAGTATTCAGTTTGTGCCTGTGTTATCTCCACTATGGCATTGTTTGTGGCTGTAGTGGCTTGTCCAACCTCTGTGGTTGCGGTAGTAATAGCGTCATTAACTGCTTGTTGAGCTGGACTAACAACAACTTGTTCTTGCCCGCCATTATCTGTAGCCCACGCATAACTTGGTCCAATAAAAAAGAGCCAACCTGTAACAAACAGGCTAGCTAAAAAATATTTTAACTTTCTAGTCAATTAGGATCCCCTAAGTAATGCAATACTTTTGCTTACTTAGTAATTATAACATAATTTTAGTTTAAATTACTTAGGGTTATCTGTTTTGTAAAAACCATTTCCTTTAAACTTTATGCCAAAAGGACTAAAATGTCTAATCATTTTTGAATTGCATTCTTGACACAAATAACCTGGATCATCTTCTGATATAGATCTTGTTACTGCAAGAAGTGCGTGTGCATCATCTTGATTACATTTATATTCGTATACTGGCATTACTTTCTACCCCATTGAATCATATTCCAACCACGTTCGTGTGCATAGTAGATAAATACTTTAACTACTGTTTCCCAAAACGCAATTGTTACAGAAAGTGAAGCATTCTTTGTTATAACATAAGCAACTGCAACAGATGACAATGTTCCCCAAATGCGGTAACTTAATGCCTTAGTAAGCGATCTTGCTCTTGTTACTGTCATTCACCGTCACCATATCCACCATACTTATGTGAAAAGTAAATAAGAAATAATCCAAACAAAGATAAAGAAATTATTTCTAAAATGTTCATATGCCCATCTCCTTGCGTTTTTGTGTAGCAGAAATAGCATGAATATCTGCCCCCAAATCTACTTGCTCAATCTTATATCCTACATCACGACCATATACGATGTTAGTAATGTTAGGAAGTCTTAATACCAATGCGCCATCCATAAATTCATCCTTAGCAATATACTCTTTAACCTGATCGAACTTAAGCGGATCTTTTTCACTTGTGTTGTATGTATTACGGACTCCAAGAAGAACTTGGTCTGTTCTCTTCCCCGCCTCTTTGTAAAGAGCGTGGTGGCCTTCGTGCCAAGGCTGGTATCTCCCTAGCATAAGTGTTGTTGGTGCAGACCAATCGTGTAATTCAAATGTTTTTATAAGAATGCTAGCCTTTTCATTTTGATCTAAATCATGGTTGCTAAATTTAAAGTCATATGCTTCTGGCTTTTCAAACATCCTGTTGGTGTCTTCAAAGCGACCCTCTGTAATAGTATCCATAAAGATCAAGATATCTGGCTTACCAAATGCCTGTCTGGTGCCTTCTGTGGGACACACAAAATCTACAATTACTGGAGCTACACCTTGCTTTGATATTAGTCTAGCCATTTCTCCCATACGACGAGATTGTTCTAGTCTATCTTCTGGAGTAAATCCTAGATCTGAGTTAACAGTTGCTCTTACTTCATCTGCATTAAAATGAATGGCGTTAATTCTTTCCTTTAAAGCTTTTGCCAACTCTGTCTTACCAGAACCTGGTAGCCCAATAATTTGAATAATCATATCAATCTCTCTGTTAGTGAGCAGTTTAAGGACATACTCAGGTCTCAATGTTATTTGATTTTTAAAATTTTAGGCTGTTTCTCTTTAGGTAGATTTCTAATCATACGGATATTAAGCATTCCGTCTTTTAGCTCTACATTTGAAACTTCCATGTATTCACTTAATTCAAAGATTCTTGTGAACTTACGTGCAGCAATTCCTTTGTGAACTACCTCTGCATCTGTTACCTCTGTAATTTCACCTGTAATCCAAAGACTTCCGTCTTCAATTGATACAGTTAGATCTTCTCTTGTAAATCCAGCAACTGCCAGCGTAAGCTGATAGTTATCTTCGTCCAGCTTTAGCAAATCATAAGGCGGGAATGCTGTATTGTTTACTTTACTTAAGTTATTAAAACGTTCCAACTCTCGGTTGAAACCAATAAAAAATGGATCCTTAAACAGATCCATTGCAAATTGTGTTACCATTTTGTGCTCCTTTTAAGCGAGTTAAATTAGTACCCCCATTTGGCAGGTACTAATGTATTATATCATTACCTTTGAAATTATGCTAGTCAATATCTTATCATAATACTTAGGGGTCAAATGATCATTGTATGCCATATTTATTGGTTTTTTAAATTGCATGTCTGGCTCTATCCATTCAGCATTAAGAATTTCAGAAATATTAATTGGTTCATCTAAACCAGAGGATATGCACTTGCTCTTTAGTTTTTCAGTAAATTCTAAATGATAGGAATATCTATCTTCAAACTGTATTTCTGGGTCACTTGAGAAGACTGACCATTTTGTTGTTGCTACAACTAAAAATTGTGGCATAGGGTTTATAAATACTATTTTAGACTTTTTAAACTTTTTAATAGTTTTTTCTACATACGCATCAACAACTTGTTCGGTGTTTTTATAATTATTTAGATTGGTTTGAGGAAGCCAGTTTTTTATATCTATATATCCGTACCATGGCATAACAACACTATCTTTACTGTCCCATTGAGAAGTATAATCATAAAAATCATAATCTAGATTTAATGCAGATCTTCCTGGTGTGCTTGCTATGCTAATACTTTTGTCTTCAGATTCTATAGATGCTAGGCTATAGGAAATTACATGAAAATCGTTATTGCCATTTGCATCTATATGATCAACAACTTCCTCGCATATGTTAAAATTTCTGCGAGTATAATCCTTTGGATTCACATTTATAAACTTTTCGCTTGGCGCATATTTTTTATACATATTGTCAAATAGTACCTTAGACATTTTGCCAGCGTGTGAATCTCCTGTTATATATAAGGACTTCATGTTATTTTTTAGATTTAGACCTGGCTTTAGATAATGCCTCGAAGTCTTTAACCTTAGTGTCTCCTAGATACCCCCAGGCATATCCGTCGTTAATCATTTTTTGATTTATTGAAATTTCTGATCCATCTAAAAATACCCACCCAAGAATTCTTCCGTATTTTTCAGATGAGTCCATTTTTTCTGTTTTAATTACAACGGTTTTAGATGCATCAATTGCTTTTTTTAAGTACTCTTTAGACTCAAGGCCTAAAGCTTTTTCTATTTTATCTGTAGTACGACTTTCGGGGGTATCAATTCCAGCTAATCTAACTCTTGAGCTAAAGGAAATGTCAAAGCCAAGGTCTATGTCCACATCAATAGTATCTCCATCAACAACCTTGCTTACTTTTTTTACATAATATTCAAACATGTTTTACTCCACGGGATTTTCATATAGATATGCAGAAGTTACAAATCTTTCACCTGAAATAAGAGTTTTAACACCATGCTCTAAATTACTAGGGAATATTAATACCGAAGCCGTTTCTGGCTTTACAATTAAATTTAAATCAGGAAATTCTAATTCGCCGCCATCAAAATTTTCGTTAAACCATAGAAGTGCTGTAAACGCTGGCTCAAGGCCAACTCCACCATCATTATGTGCAAACATAAATGACCCTTCTGTATATTTACGCACAACCATATTTTTTTGATCTACCCAAGTACGTTCTGGCATCCAATTTATATCTATATTATTCTCAATTGGCGATGTAATATTTAAAGAAAGCCTTTCTTTATTTTTTTCAACATAATCTTCAAATACATTTTTAAATATAGCCATGACGTCATAATAATGACTCATATTTGGCCAAACAATCACAGCGGCGCCTTTAATTCCACTATGGCATTCTGTACCATCTGGATTTAAACCATTTGTATATTCAAACCAATTGTTTTGTTCTTGTATTTTTTTTAACAATATAGAGATATTTTCATCTACATTTTTATAATACCAGATATCCTCCGTCAGCCTAACGTGTTCCATTTTTCTCCTTTAAAATAAAGAGCAGTTTTTAAAAAGTCATGCTCAGGACTATGTCAGATATTTAACGTCGCTGTCTCCTCCGACAAATCTGCGACTCCCCGATGAAGGGGTGCAGAATACTATTATACTACTAAACCCTACTACCAGACTCTCTAGCAGAAGATGGGGAAACCTCTATATACTCCAAATTACTTTGAAATTCTTTTATATTAGGCGCACCTGAATATGTAAATGCGCTTCTTATATTATTCAATATATTGTATATGCCTTCTAATGCTGGGCCTTTAGGATTTACTTCACCAGTAACCCCTTCAAAGCTTATTATAGGATTTTTTACATCCTCTATCCCTTTTTCTTTTAATATATATTCCCTTGATGCCAATCCACTAAGATAATATTTCCCGTCTATGGATTCGCATTCGTTATGTCCAGCAAGCATCGATCCTAGCATAACAGCACTTGCACCAGCACCCAAAGCCTTTACTATATCGCCAGAATTTTTAATACCGCCATCTGCAACTATTCCATTTACATAATCATTTTTTACATGTTCATAAATATTCATTATAGAGGCTAGCGTTGGCGCCCCAAAGCCCGTTACAAGCCTTGTAGTGCAGGCTGCGCCTCCTCCTATTCCTACACGTACAGAATCAGCTCCAGCATCCATTAGCATTTTGTATGCACCGTACGACGCTACATTTCCACACATTATATGTGTGCTAGATGGCACCATTGATCTTAAATCAGATACACAATCTGCTGCTAACTTTAAATGTCCATTTGCAACATCTAATAAAATAATCTTAATTCCTTTAGAAACAATTATATCTATTGTTTTGCAGTCATAAATATCTGCAGTAGTTATTGTTATTCCAATTGTATTTTTGTTTATATCACAGGATTTTTTTAACTTTATGTCTAAATTTTCTGACCTACATGTCATTCCAATTGATCCAGATTTATTAAGTGCATAAAGCATTTCATAAGAAGATATGGAATCCATTGGAGCAGAAATAATAGGGCCATTAAGATTTAATATTGCATCTGGATTGTTTGGGTTGCCAATTTTTGTGGTCAGATCTATGTGCGATCTGCTTATTACTGGAGATGAATCATGAGGAATCAATAATATGTCGTCAAAACATAAACCATTAATTGAAGTATTTTTTTTCATTGCTGGGCCTTTACTTTAATATTTTTACAGCTACTGCGTGTTCTGAATAAGCTATATACTTATAGTTTATTGAATTTTGTAAAACAAATTCTTGAAAAGCTTTATATTCGTGATTTCTCCAATTTGGATAACCAAAGTACTCATCGAATATAATTATTGTGTTTTCCCGAATTAAGTCATTTAAATTGCTTAATGCGTCAATGGTTGGGTCATACATGTCTGAGTCCATGTGAATTAAATCTATTCCTTCTTTAAAATTATTGTTTTTAAAAAATTCTGGGACAGTATCTTTGTATAAGCCATTGTAAATAGTAACATTTTTTTTAACCGATGGACTTTTTCCATTTAAATTAAACATACCTTTAGCCAAATTCCAGCCAGACCAATCTTTGTCAAGTCCTAGGAAAGAATCGAAACCAAACACGGAAGCTTTAGGTAACTCCTTTGCAAAATAATTAATTGAATTACCAGACCAAACTCCAAATTCTACTACAACCGCTTCGCTTTTGTTTTTTATTAAATTACAACAATATTTTCTTAAGTGTTCTCTATTCGAAAACATCATTGCTTCTTGCATTTTTTCTATAGCATAATTCGCCGAGTCTTTAGCTGCATGATGCAGTATTTGATACATTACTCCAGGGAAATTTTGTATCCCAAATTCATCTGCAGCTACAATATCTCTTTGAAATTCCATAGAATATTACGTTAGTCCTTTAATGATTTCCATGGATTTGGCGGCAACTTAAGGCTTGATTCTAAGAACCAATTCCATTCCATATGTTTTTTAGTTGCTAAATTTAAATGTTCAAGCAATGAGAATTGTTTTTGTATCATAGCAAGTTCTGATAAAACCTTTAACTCTTCAATGACTTTTTTATTAATTGGAACCAAATGCGTTGCCATTTCAACCCCACAGTACGTATCTGGCTTCACATTGCCAAGAGTTTGGTGATATGAAAATTCTTCTAATGTATATGGTGCTTCCGCTCCAAGCCTTCTTAACCATAATGATGTTTCCATCAAAATTTCGTCGGCAGTGAGATACATTTCTTTGTAGACAATTTGTGATTGTCTCATCAGTACAGATTCTGTATTAAGATAAAAACCTTTTACCAAATTCATAAATACTACAGAATTAGATTGGAATGATTGTAAAGATTTAATTAATTGTTTCATAATATCAGTATACCATTTTCTGTTATAAAATTGCTAGTGTTAGCAAATTTGGAGCCCCCCGTCAGGATTGAACTGACGACCTACGCATTACAAGTGCGTTGCTCTACCACTGAGCTAGAGAGGCTTTTGTGCGACAGGTAGGACTCGAACCTACGATTACCGAATTATGAGTTCGGGGCTTTAACCAACTAAGCTACTGGCGCCTTAATTCAATTGTACTATATTAATGCTGGCTGTCAATAACAGACTCTACTATTTGCTGTACATATTCAGAAAAATGTTTTCTTATATTGCCAGCTGGCCTCGAACCGTATGACTCCCATATTCTTTTATATTCAATTACATTATCGTATGTTGTTGGACATAAAATAACTTTATTATATTTTTTTAGTGTTGTAGGAAGTGGTACGTGCTTTGTGCAACATTTACATTCCTTGGCTCTTTCTTGGTACTCGCTCATATTATCTCCATATTTTCTATTGATCTTGCTAAACTTTCAGGCATCCTTGGTGCCCTAATCATGTTGTATACGTTTTCAACTTCGCCATCACTGACTCCAAAGTCATTGTCGTAACTCATAGAATCATAGTCATGAATTTTTATTTCTTCGTCTCTACGCATTCTAGTTCTACTAATTGAATTATATACTGCTCCGCATACAGCATCTGCCAAATCCTTTGATCCTTTTCTTGGGTGGTCAACTTTATCTCTCATAATTCTTAATTGAAGTAATTCGTCTATTAGTAGTGGTATATGTGGGCCAGATAATCTTTCTTCTAAAACAACCATTGCCATATCGTCATAGTGTTTTTTAGATACTGAAAGAATTTCGGTATTAATACCGTATTTTTTTAATTGTTGCATCATGTCGTGAGAGTTCCATCTATCAAATGTGCAAGTTTTTATATTAAACCCTCTTGTTCTTAAAGACAATATGTAGTCTTTTACTTCTGTAAAATCTACTGATTTGTCTGGAGTTGGAGTCCAAAATCTAACCGCATCAATGTTTACAATTGGAGCTGGTTGGGAGTATGTATCTGTTACCTTTATGTCAACCCATTTACTTACATGGCCCATTGCAACCGCACAATGATCGTGCTTTTGAGCTAAGTCTACGTGTATAAAATAATCTTTTTCTAGGTCTGGCTTAAACCAATCTTCAAGTCTTCCAAATTTATCTACGGCTAGACCTGCTTGGTTAAAAGCCTTTTCAATTTTTTCTCTAGATTTAAAAAATGCATCTACGGCGTCTGATGGCATACAGGCAAATCTGCCAAGTGCATCTGGTGCATTTTTATGAAAAGCAACAGTAAAGTCTGTTATTTTTTTTGTTGGATTTACTTCCCATGTTGGTCTTTTGAGTGCAAATACTCTGGGGTAAACATAAGAAACTATATGATCTTCCTCCCAGGCTACCTCAAACTCATTGCCTTCTGTGCCGTTTGGCAAGTCTTGATCTAATTTTAATATCTCTGTCCTAACAATTGTTTCTTTTTCCGCTATGACTGATTCATAAAATTTTTGTATTGGATCATTTTTAAATCTAGGAAAAGAAAGCAGGATCACCTTGCCCACATCTGGAAAACGTGAGTCAACTGATGCTCTATACATGTCATATATTGCATCGGCTGTTTTAGCCTGATCATGACCGCTAGTATTTTCTGTTGCAAATCCAGATATTTCGTCTAGAATTACTACCATAACGTTATATCCTTCCCAGGCTTCTCTTTCTGAGTGTCCAGAATGAACTGTTATAGATTTATCAAATTTAATTTCTGAAGCTTTGTCTGTATATTTACCAGCAAACCAAGGAGAGTTTTCAATTCTCATTTTAAATCCTTTAAAAAAAACATTATTAGCCTGCTGTGCGTTAATAGCAATATTTAATATGTCTATGGCATCTTTTGGCGGCTTTCCATAATATGCCGCTGGATCTTTAAGACACAATAACAAATAAACAATGTAAGCTACAGAAATTGTTGACGAGTAATCTTTTCCAGAGCCTTTACCCAACTGAGCAATAACCTCAACACATGTTTGATTAAACACATGTTTGCCTAATTCTTCTCCATAAAGCTTAATGAGAGTAGACTCTTTGTATATTTGAGAACTTTTTTCAATAAGCGTATATTGATTTTCTGAAAGTGGTGGTAGTCCCAAGTAATCTGGGCTTGTTACAAAAGTCCGTAGGTCTACTGGCTTTTGCTCAAACTCGTCTCCATCTAATATGTCTATGAACTCTGAAAAATCAAATGACATTTAAGCCTCTTGAGATATTATAATAGGCTCTACGATTCCAGTAATCTGAGACAATCTTTTAGCAACTTCTACTTTACAGTGATTGCAGCTAGATGTAACTTCTTTTAATATGCCAACTAGCATATCTTGCTTTTTTTCATTTTCTAATATTTGCGATGCAATTTCATTATTTTCAAGAACTCCTACTGACTGCAACATTGCGATTCTTTTGCCTTCTATGTCTGCAATTAGTTTTAATGTTCCAGACTTTACGTTAAGTTGGCCTTGAGTGTCTGCATCCTCTACTGTTTTCCATGCCTCTTTAATTAATATATCATAGTGTTGGTCTGCTCCAAGAAGGGCTTCTCTAGCACGTTCTCTAACATTAGTATCATTGTGGACCACAGACTTCCACTCATCAATATACTCTAAAACATCTTTTCTGTTCATACCAGTTATGGTGGCAATTTGTGTAGCTGAATTACCCTTTAACAACTCTGAAACAACTTTATTCATTTTGTCAAAGTGGATGGATGGCTCTATTTCTGTCATTAAATGATTATACTTCTAGTCAACCAAAATGTCAATTAACGCCTAGGTTTTATACCAAATTTTTCTATATATCTCTGTATAGTCATGGCTGATACACCACATTCCCTAGATATTTCTACAATAGTCTTTTTCTGAATATTATATCTATTATAAAGCCAGTCTTTATTTTGATAAAGTTTCATCGTTGCGTCAGGACCTTATTAGCGTAATGGGCAATTCCAAATGAATCTGCTACATCAAAATCTGATATTGACAGGCTGTACTTATTATTAAAGTAATCCGCCGTTCTTTGCTTTCTCATATTCCTTAATTGATTTTTATACCATGAGTCTGCATATCCTGGATTAGATAATCTTATTGCCGATTTTTCTTCTTTAGTAGGATTCTTATTACCAATATAGGCCTGCCATGAAGTTGGAGCAATTGTTATAACCTTAGCTCCAGTTGACATAAGCTCTGCAATAACAACCCCGTACACATAAGATAGTTTTATAACAGCATCTGCTGATCTAACTAAAACTGCTCCTTCAACTGCGATATAATCTGCTTGCAATTCATCTAACATTACACTCATCTTAATTTTTGCATCGTAAATTTTTTCATAAATATCATTTCCAGATAGGTTAATTTTGCCCCACTTTAATGGCACGTCATTTTCCATAAGGCAAAAAGCTATTGAGTTTGTAGATGCATCAATACCAAGCACTTTAGATGCTCTAGTCTTTACTAAACTAGCCAATGTCATCTATTATACCCATTAAATATTTTTTATCTTTAAAGCGTTTAGATTTTATGCATTTCGAGCAATACATTTCTGTATTGTATCTGCTTAAAAATCCTGGACATCCCTTGCATTTTCTTGGAGCGCCATTCTTAATAGCTTTTTTTTCGTAATATTTTTGCATAATTCTTTTATTGGTTGCAACTCTGCAGCATTCGTCAGAACAATACTTTTGATTATGTGTCTTAGGGTTAAAATCTTTAGCACATTCAATACTAAAACATTTCATTGTTTAGCAACTCTCATTAAATCAATTTCAACTGTTCCAGGATTAGATCCTTTTGCCCAGCATTCTTTCTTTACTGGACAATATGTGCAAGGAAGTTTATATTTGGTTGCGCCTTCAGGACGTTTTGGCAAATCTCCTTCTTTAAAATTATCCCAAACATCTCTCATCCATTGAAATGCATCCTCAATTATTTTCTTGTTTTTATCATTCATAGAAATTGGGATTATTAATATCTCTTGAGTATTCTTATTTTCATACAAGAAGAAACCTTCTTTGGCATTCTTTAGCTTCATATATGTTAGTAGCTGAAGCATATGATTAGGAGAAGATTTCATTTCAGCTTGCCTTGTATCCCAAACTTCTTGCTTGGCTGTTTTGATTTCACCGATAACCGTCTCGCCATCATACTCCATAATTAAATCTATAAAGCCTCTAATAGGGGGATACTCATTTACGATCTCTTCTTCTTCCGCTTTCCACTCAGGCATAGTCTTAATAAGACTCTGTAGTCTTTCATGAGCCTGTGTGCCCTGGGCCATGTTTGCCACAGCAACAGCATCATTCTCATCAATAAAGACAGCCCCAGTAAATGCCATATACCAGTATCTTGGACATGTACCATGCCCGTAACCTAGTAAGCTTGGGCTAAAAGACTTCTTTGTGGTGTCTCCATCTGGACGTTTTGTATTTCTATAAGATTCGTCAAGAAGCTGGGCAAACTTTTCTGGGTCAAAGAAATTCCCAACATGCTTTTTAAATTTAAGGTTCTTTACTATATCTCTACCCATTGTTTGGCACCCACATTTTTTCTTTTCCTTTGTTGTGATATCTAGCCATAACAAACAGTAGGTCTGATAGACGATTTAAATATTTAGCAATGTTTGGATTAATATTTTCTATTTTCCAAACTTCACGCTCTGCTCTTCTAACGATAGTTCTTGCATTATGCAATGCTCCAGTAGGCAAAACAAAAGATCTAAGTGGCTCTAGGTATTCATTATAGTCATCAATTACATTCTCTAAATATATAATCCTGTTTTCAGATATTTTTATTGTTTCGGCACCTGCAAGCTCTGCGCCAAGGTCAAATAGGTCGCTTTGAACTCTTTCGATAACGTCATTATATTCATCGATTGCCATTCCAATAGCAGAGTTAGCCTCATCTACGGCGCCGATGGCTTCCATGATAGGGCTAGTCTTAGAAACTCTATCGTTGTTGGCATTAGACGTTTGGCCATCATCACCTGTTTTGGTATAAATCTTACTTAGTATTACCATCAGTGTCCCTTTATCGCTCTCCAAATATCAATTCCAATTTTATTAACAATATACATTATGAATAACGTAACTGCTAGCTGAATTGCATACTCTATAGATATTTTGTTTTTTGTTTTATTTGGCTTATCCAATAAATTTAAGGCCATCTCAATTCCCCATCACTTGAAAAAACCAACCCTATACTGTCACCAGCGTACAAGGTTGTTTCATTAATTGCTTTTTCTGCCCAGCCCCACTCATTTCTTGGGAAAAGAAGAACCTGCTTCTTTTTTATAATTACTGCCCAGTATGCATCTTCAGGAGGCATCTCACTACAAGATTCCTCTTTGCTTGAAGGAAGATTGTTTAACCTACATAATACTGCATCTCCGTATTTAACGGTTCCCTCTGTACTGTATCCAGATTGTTTTATAAAATCTAATGCATTTATATTGTCTTGCTCTATGCATTCGTTAAATTTATTTTGTTTGGTAAGAGATCCATAGTCTACATATAGATTTATGCAAGAAGGCTTTACTACAAACGCTTGTATCGTAAATGCAAAAGAAACTGCTACAAATAACGATATGATTATTCTGTTTTTCATGAGTTATATCTAACTACGTATTTAAGTGCATCTACAAGTTTGTCGATGGACTCTTTTACTGAATAGTAAATATTTTTCTTGTTGTTGTTTACTGTGCCAGCTTTGTCTTTAGCAATTGTTGAATATACTGAAGCAAGTACCGCAAATTTAGTAGACATGGCCTGAAGCTCCATAATTAAATGCGGGGCTTTTGCAGAAGGAACATCTGGATTCAGCAAAAGCTTTACAACAATAGCCAGAGCCTTGTCTAAGTGCTCATCCTGCATAAACTCATGCAGATCATTAAACTCAGTTATATTACTAATGAGTTCAAGTGTATTCTTGTCCTCTGTCATTTTTTAATCCTCTTATCTAATTTGTCTATAAATAAACCTAATGGGTAGCCAACTAAAAATCCTATTGCTATACCGCTAAGCAAAAACATTTCCATTACTTATTATCCTTTTCATAGTTTACGTTTAGCCTTATTTTATCTACTTCATGTTTTCCTATTGTTTTGCCTGTATGATCAATTCCCCTTTTATACATCCTGGGCCTAATACCTTCAGAATTTTTTTCTTTTAAATAACTCATATATTCTTCACTATCTTGAATTTTTTCAAATGGCCACTTAGAATTTTTAATATTAAAGCTTGAGCCCTGTATCGATCCAATTGATATTGGAAGTACGCATGCTATATTTGTTCCAGCTGGCACAAAATATTCTTTATTGGGAGTATCAAGTTTCCAAACAATAGTAAATGTACCAGTAAATACTGATGTAGACAATATTGTACTTAAAACTTGTGCTCCGTCCAGATACTCATTTGGAACTGGCATTGTGAGCATACTAGTATTTTCATCGGTTTTAAATATTAAATTGGTGGTAAAACTTACTGTTCCCTCTCCTCTACCGACCCAAATATTTTCTTTACCAATAATGCCAACTGCTCCGTCGTGTTTAGAGCCATCCCAAATAAAAGATATGTCGTGTTCAAAATAAATACCGTATCCTAAAGTATTTGCCATTGCTATTGGATGGCAATTATAAACATATGAATGCATCCAGTCTCTTTGAAGCTCTAGTGGTCTAATTTTTGCTGTTGGGAAAGATGTGTCATCTATATAAACATCTACGCTATGCATTATTATCCTCCCAGCATTTAATTAATTCTTCTAAAATTGCCCACTCTATTATACCAAGTCGGACTTTGCTTTCTTTACCTATAATAATTTTTAAGGCTGGGTGCATATCTCTATTTACTTTAAATGTATCTGTACAGATCTTAGACCAAACTTCTTTATTCAATGTAAATGTAGATCCCGCCTCCTTATAATCAACTAAAAATTGATTCCACTGAGCATCACCTTTTTGGTAATCTCCTCGCCCGCTATTTTTTTGTGCTTTAGCACTATCTCTTTTTACTTCGGCTCTTTCAGACATTTACTAGCCTTTAACTTCTATAAGGTTAGATGGGATAGACAGCTTTATGGTTTGTAAATCTTTTTCTACATAAGATTCTTCTGTATTAACATTATTTAAATTGTCTTGTCCAAGTGTTATGTCGTATTGTTTTTTCCACTCGATTTCGTCTTTAACATCAGAATCAATAAACGCTCTTAAAAAATACCTATCTGATTTACTAAATGGTTTTACTCCGTGATAAAATGGTTCTGTTGACGGCATTATAACGGCATCTCCAGGCATAGGCTTATACATGTATGTGTTATTTGATATAGAATCGTATACACAAATTTCCCCTCCGTCATAATTATTATTTAAATAAAAATTAACAGTAGCAACGTGCCTCTTTGTTTTTGTTTCCCCAGGTACTGGCAATTCGTCTACATGGTATTCCATGATTAATCCAGAAGGGTTTACCTTTCCTTGAAAACCTACGTCATATCTAAAAAAATCAATCCAGTATTTTTTGTTTGTATCTTTTAACAATTCCCAATCTTTTATAAATAAGGGCCATATTCCATTTTCTTTTCCAAACTCATTAAGATAGTCTTTTCTAATAAAATTCATACATTCATTTATTTCTAGTATGTATTCTTTTTCTAGATTGAGAAATGTATTGGTTCCAGGATCTATAGTATCTAAAAGACTAAAGTCTGCGTCTCTTCTAAATCCTTGACCATACCAGCCTCTCCATTCATTAAAGAAAGAAATTTCTCTACTGTCCTGCAACAAATCAATTATTTCTTTGCTGTTTTTAAATATGTTTTTATATATTACAATTTGTGGAGCCACTACAATTTTTTTTATAGAGCTGAAGTCCGTATTCAATCTACCCCACCCTAACTTCGTTTTCATGTCCATCAGGACATTCCCATGCAAGGACCATAGAATCTGGATCCCAAAAAGATTCTTCTGCATTCTTATCACACTTAGAACATGGTTTTACTCCATGGATAGACTCTAAGTTTTGTTTAACAACTACCTGTGGTTTATTAATAAACTCGTTAAGATTTGGCATTAATTTCCTCAATCAAGGCGCCAGCAACTTTTGGGTTATCTCTAAGGTATGCTATTGCTTTAGCTCTGCCCTGAAAACGCTCTTTATTAATTGTGTACCATGCTCCGCCTTTTTCTACTAAACCGTACATTTCTGCAACATCTAGCGTTTCACCAATACGATCAACTCCTAAAGACTCTCCTTGGTAGTAAAAATCGTATTGTCCTGAAAGGTTAGGGGGGCCGAGCTTGTTGTAATCAATAATCCAATTGACTGGTCTCCCGACACGCTGTTCAATAATTTTGTCCCCGACTTGAACGCCAGCTTTGATAGCATTAGCTTCAGCTTCTGAAGACCAGAGTTTGATAACGGTACTAGAGAAAAATTTAACTGCCATTCCTCCTGTTGGGATGTGTGAAGCATGCATTGACCCAAACTGATTTCTTTGTTGGGAGATAAGAACAAGTAGTGTGTTTTTGTTTGCATAATTTAACATTTTGACTGCGTGAGTCATATCCTTTGCTTCTGCGCCGATTTGCTTTGTGTCTTGCAAATCTTTCATTTCATTTCCATCTTTTTCAAAATATATACCAGGAAGCAAGGCAGAGATAGAGTCTACAACAATTACATCTACGCCAGCCTCCATTAGCTTTACACCAACGTCTACCATGTCATTTACTGTTTTAGCTTGAGAATAAATAAGGGAAGACGAATCTACTCCCAGCTGCTCTGCCCAAGATTGGTCATAAGATGCTTCTGAATCAATCCATGCACAAGTTTTGCCTTCTTGTTGCGCTAGCGCTATCATTTGTAAACAAAAAGAAGATTTGCCAGCAGACTTATTACCCCAAACTAATATTTGTCTTCCATATCCCAAGCCACCTTTTAAAGCAACATTTAATCCTATGCTGGGAGTCAATTGTTTATGAACTTGAACATTTTGTGCAGACTGGACTCTTGCACGTGTTTTGGGGTCTAACTTTGACATTATATCTTCTAGGGAAATAGTCATTTATATTCTTTCTTCTCTCTACTAGTATACCATTTAAATCAGGGTCTGTGAAGCCCGATAGAATTAATCTTTTTGCTTAAGCTTAAATGTAAATGTCTGATCATCTTCATTATAATCTACTTGTAACTCTTTGTCTTCATTAGCTGCCTTTAAAAATTTTTCAACTGGTAAAGAAAGTTCTCCAAGGCTTTCAATTGCGGCAACAAGTATTTTAGTAATGTTTAGTTGTGCATAAACATCTTCTATTTTTATATCACTCATTTTATTTCCTTTACATTCATAGTTCCATCGTCTAGTTTTGATAGAACAACCCTACATTTCATTCCCTCACGCATTTTTGCAAGGGTCATTTTATACATAGTTGGAAAAGCAATTGCTCTTGTCAACTCTTTATTTCTATTTGACAACACTATGTGGCTCATAGTTTTGCCTGCCTTTGTTACATATGGGGTAAAGTTTACAACTATATATTCGTCTTCTTCTAAGTCATATTCTTTACGATATAGGTAATCTACAAACATATCGTTTGATGAGGGGTCTATATCTGAAACCTTTATGTATCTTGCAATTCTATTATCTCCAACAAGAATAAAGTACATCTGGCCTACTTCAATTTGTGTTTGCTCATTATGAAAGAGCCCTATTGAACCAGTCTCATCTACAATCTCTACTCTTGCCCAACCTGTTCCACGTTTAATTCCCTTTACCATTCCAAACATAACAAACGATCCTAGGTCATCAAACTCTTCAATTGGTCTAGCCTGAGCTTTAACTCTTGGGGGAATACCTTCTAAATTAAATGTTGGTATACCCAGATACTCATAATAATTATCTTTTTCATTTCCACTTCTAGGATTATCTTTAAACGCTGCAGCACCAATTGCATTAAGTGAACTAATTGCTCTACTATTTATACCGCTTCCTTTAGCAGAAGAAATAGAAATAAAATGATTGTAGTCAATATAAGGTCTACTGTCAATAATTTTATTTGCGATGTTATCAGATATAAATTTAACTTCAGATAATCCAAATCGAATTGCATTTTCTTGAAGTGAAAAATCAAGACCTGATTCATTAATGTGAGGCAGCAGTACCTTTAATCCTAAGCGTTTAGCCTCAATTAAATATTCCGTCCTAGCATCTTTATCATTTTCGTTTTTAAGAATTGAAAACATGAACTCAAGCGGATAATAAAACTTAAGCCAAGCAGTATAATAACTAAGCATAGAGTAAGCAACGGCATGAGAACGATTAAAAGAATAACCAGCATGCGCTTCAAAATCGTGCCAGAGCGCCTCTGCCTTTTTCTTAGTAATGTGTTTTGAAGCCCCAATAACAAACCTATCTTTGAACTGGTCAAATTCTTTTGCATCTTTTTTCTTTCCAATAATCTTGCGGACCTTATCAGCCTCTGCCCAAGTCATACCGCCCAAGTGTACGCATGCCTGCATAACTTGTTCTTGATATATGATAACACCATAAGTGTTCTCGGTAAACGGCTTCATAATTGTATGCATATAATCTACAGCCTCATTGCCGTGTTTACGTTTAATATATGCAGCACCAACTGTATTCATGGCTCCTGGCCTTACAAGTGCATTAGATGCGACTAGGTCCTCAAACTTATCTGTTCCCATTTTAATAAGAAGATTAGTGTATGGTGTTGCTTCAGCTTGGAATACACCCTTAGTAAATCCTTCACTAAGCATTTTATAAACTTCTGGATCATCAAGCGTCATGTTCGATAAAATGATATCTTTGCCTGTCCTAGATTTAATTGATTTAAGAGTATCAGAAATTACAGACAAGGTCTTAAGTCCTAGTGCATCTAGTTTGATAAGACCTATATCTGCAACCGTATCCATATCGTATGCAACGACAGGAATTCTTCCTGATACTTTGTCTTGTGCGTCTTCTCTTGATTCAACAGGAGCATAATTTCTCAAATCATCTTTTGCCACTACAACACCTGCAGCGTGTACTCCAACGGATCTAATTCTTCCACGCAATCTGTCTGCAAGCCAAACTACTTCTGGGTATTTAACTCTAAATTCTTTTGTATTCGGGGAAGAAATAAAGTCTTCAAAAGTGTCAATTGATTTCATTGCACGATTAACTTCTTGAAGTGGGACCATAAAAATTCTTGCTGCGTCTCTAATTACACCCTTATCTTTAAAGTAAGTGTATGTAGAAATAGACGCAACGTGTTTAAACTTTTTCTTTAAATAATCTTTAACCTCTTTACGACGACGGTCTTCAAAATCAGTATCAATATCTGGAAAGTCATTACGTTCTGGATTAATAAAACGGAAGAACAATAAATCGTACTCTATTGGGTCCACATCAGTAATTCCTAATGTGTAACAAACTAAAGATCCAGCTGCTGAACCACGGCCAGGACCGACCATAATATTATTTTCTTTAGCCCAGTTAATCATATCTGCTACCACTAAAAAATATGATGCAAAAGATTTGTTTCTAATTACTTCTAATTCTTCCATTAATCTTTGCTCATACACATCATTGCCTAGCCAGCCGTCTGTTAAACGTAGCCTTTCTAGGCCCTGGAAGGCCATCTCAGCCAGTTTCTGGTCGGCATTGGTCTTGGGTACAGGGAGTAGGTCTAAACCACTGTTAAAATCGTATTCTTCAATTTTGTCAGATATCTCAATAGTATTATCATATATATCTGTACGAGTAATATCAGCCTTATTAAAATCTGCTTCAATCTCTTCTCTAGACTGAATAAACAAATTATAGTCTTGGAAAGAAATTCTACGGTCTGGGTATAGATAGTTAAATCTTTCCATCAT